ATAGCGTTAATGCCTGCGTTGATGTCGTTGATGTAGCGTCTACCTTCAAAGGACTTCTTACCTACGTCATAGCTGCTCAGACTAGCCATGTCCCAGTGGTCGCCTATGTGGATGATAACGTCAGGCTTCTTCTCTGCTGCGTATTCTCCAGCCCACTTGAGATGAGCAGTGCTGTGTCCAGGTTTTACTTGTGTGTCTGGTATTACTAGATGTTTAGTCATTTTTGCTCTCCGTGATGTGCAAAGTCACCGTGTAATTCTTCTCTGGCTTTTCGTACTACTTCAGCAGCCTCTTCTACGTTATCGAAACAACCTAAATGTATAGTTTGTTTGTTAAATGTTATAGCTGCTCTCCATTTTTTATTTTTTTTTAACCAAAATACTCCTTTATAACCGCTTTTGTTATTACTGGGTAATTTACTGTTATATCCGTTTTGGCTTCGAGAAGCGGCTCTCAGATTTTCTATTCTATTGTCACTAGCATCGTTATTGATATGGTCTAATATTGCTGGTAAATAGCCTTTATGCATTAGAAAAACTAAACGATGTGTTAAATACAGCTTTTTATCTATTGCTATTTGATAGTAACCGTCAGGACGCAAAGTACCTGCAATATTTCCTTTTCTTGCTCCTTGATTTTGAATTTTCCAGATCAAATTACCAGTTTCTTTGTCGTACTCAAACAAATGATTTAATAAGTCTACAGTTAACTCTCTCATTTCTTTCGCCTCTTACGCTCTGCGTTAGTCTTTGCAGTGTGACACTTGTGACACAGTACTTGATACCCTTCAGCTTCTATGAACATTCTGTCTATGTAGGTGTTCCAATCTACGAAGCCTACTGCTGGGTCTACTACTGGGTCTATGTGGTCTACTGCTGCGTTGTTGCGTCTGCGTTTCTTTCCTTCTAGCGGTGGTAGAGTAGCTGGAGAGCCTTTGCCACACTTGGCACACTTGTACATCCCTCTAGCTACCCTAGCCGCTGACTTGACATCGTGCTTTACACCCCATTTAGCGTGAGCTTGTCTGAGTGCAGAGACGATAAAGGAACGGAAACGAGCTTCTGTCCATCTTCCGTTATTCCTTGGTTTCATTGAAACTCCATACCTCACCTTCGTACCTGCGTAGCCAGAGCATCCTACCATTCTCTATCACTCTGTCTTCGTCTCCCTCGTACATTTCTACGCACTTGTCGTAGAGTTCCTGCTCAGTAACACAGTCCTTCAGAATCTTCTCTGACTTCTTCTCACCAATACCTCTGATGCCTATGATGTTGTCAATCCTGTCACCCATCAGTATCTGGCGGTAGAAAAAGCGTAAGCCGTCCTCTGGCTTTACGTAGTACTTGCTATTCTTTACAAAGTTGTAGTGCCATCCTGGAATCTGGTCAAAGTCCTTGTCGAGAGAGACCATGATAGCCTTGTCACCGTGTGTAGTAGCTGCTATAGCTATGGCATCGTCTGCCTCTTCTCCTTCAGTAACCACAGCAGCCCACTTGTCGATAAGGTGTTGGCGTAGTGCCTGAATATGCACGGGCTTAGCCTTATCTTTACGGTTTCCTTTGTACTCAGCAGTAACGGCATATTCCTTGCGGAAGTTTCCTTTGCCAGTGAGATACAGAACATAGTAGTCTGTTTCTTGATCTACGTTGAGCTGTAGCAACAAGTCTGAGACAAAGCCATCGATGGTGCTGATGGCCGTCTTCTCAGATTCTTCGTTACATGACCAGCCTACGCGATAGACTAGAATGTCTGCATCAATTAATATCACAGAGCTTCTTCCATGTCTACTTCGACAAACTCTTCCTTGCCGCCGTAGGGTATCAGGTCAGTGACTACTAGCTTGTACATCTTAGGGCTACGTCCTGCTTGGCCTGCTGGAGACTTCCAGTCGTAGTAGGACAATACAGCCTTAGCTTTAGAGCCATTACCTATCAAGATGCCTGTGATCTCTTTACCGTCAGTGTCGTACACACGGATAGGGTGGTTAGACTTCACAGTTACAAAGTCACCTTGACCTTCCTTGTTGCGTACACTCAAGCCCATCATCTCCAGAGCTTCTACTGCTGCTGAGGAGAGCTGTGCTAGGTCTACTTGGTACTTACCTGACATGCGGTTGACCTCTTGTAGGCTAGACCACATCATCTCTGCGTTTACTGTTACTGGTTTTGCTTCACTCATCTTTATTACCTCTTTGGTTGTTTTAGATCACAACTGATCTACGTATATTATACCATATTTGACATGTCTGTGTCAATGCGTTTCTGCCCAGTTGTTTCCTACGTTGTATTCAGCATCAAGAGGGCAGCGCAGGTCTAACACTTCTCCTGCATTCTTGATGGCTCTTACTGCTGCTTTGCCTACTACATCAGCAAAATTCTCTGGTACTTCTATCTGAAACTCGTCATGTACATTAGCCACCAGCTTGTACGGAATAGCGTACGTGTCTAGTGACTCTGCCATCAACACCAGTGCCTGCTTCATTACTACAGCGCCTGCACCTTGTAGCAGCGTGTTAAGTGCTGCATGCTCTGACCTGACCCGCAAGCGTCTACCGTCCAGACCTGGTAGTGTGCCGCCTGCTGAGAACTTAGACACACGCTCTCGTAGCCTAGCCAGTGCTGGTGTGTTGCGTAGGAAGGAATCTGTGAGCTTCTGTCCTTCTTTGTAGCCACCGCCTACTATCTGACCTATCTTAGCTGGGCCAGCACCGTACAGGAAGGCGTAGATGAAAGTTTTGGCTTGGTTGCGGTCAGTGAGTCCTGCTGCCTTCATGTTAGCTGTGTGGATGTCACCGCTAAGTATCTCGTTGGTGTAGTTCTCATCACGCATGTAGTGTGCAAGCATACGTAGCTCTAAGCCGCTGGCATCACAGCCTACTAGCTTGTGGTGCTCAGGTACAGTCCAGAATGATCTACACTCTTTACCATACGGTGCAGACACAGAAGGCACTTGAGCTAAGTTAGGGCTGTGGTGTGTCATACGGCCTGTTACAGCGCCATTGGTAATAACCCTACCGTGTACCCTACCGTCCTTCTCGTGAGTTAACCAAGAGTCTATCTGTGCTGCTCTCTTCTGCAATAACAGGTAGTCGTATATCATCTTAGCTTCAGGGATGTCGATGCCTTCCAACACCTTCTCGTTAACAATGATAGCGCCCTTCTCAGTCTGTAGTTTAAACTTAACACCTACACTCTCTAACCTCTCTGCAATCTGCTTGCGAGAGCCTACGTTAAACTCAGTCACCTTGTCCTTCAGGCGCTTCCCTGTCTTCTCGCTCCAGCGTTCCTCCACTATCGGTGGGAATACTTTCTGTAGCTCCGCTGTGATCTGCCTCATCTTGTGAGTTATGTCTTGCCACAGCGAAGTAGCTGCTTCTACGTCTAGCATGAAGCCGTTTCGCTCCTGCTGAGCCGTAATGATGTACACCTTCTCTTCTAAATCTACGCACTGCTGTTTAAACTCCTCTCGTTTCAGTGTGTCTGTTAAGTGCTTGTACAGCCTTGTGGTGAGTGCTACGTCCTGCCTGCAATACTCCACCATCTCATCAGACAGTCCACCGTCATAGTCGTGAAAGTCTATCTTGTGATCGCCAAAGCGTTTACCCCAAGAGTCCAGGCTATGTCCACCCTCAAGAGACGGGTTCCAGAGCCTACTGAGCACTAGAGTATCCTTTAGCTTCTCTTTTGGTATCTGTAGTGACCACTGCTTCTCTAGCACTGGAGCATCGAAGCCTATGATGTTGTGACCAATAACGCCTTCTGAGTCACGAAGCAGAGGCTCCAGAGTCTCAGCAGAGTAGTGCTCTAGCATCTCACCAGTCTCAACGTCCTGAGTTACTGCTACCCAGATAGTGTCGTGCTTGGTGTTGGTTTCTATGTCCAGCGTAATCAACATAATACTGCCTCGCTGCGTTAGTTTTGTTGCTGTGTTTATCAAAAGGGTTTAGTCTGTTCAGCTCAGCCTTACTCTCCTGAGCTGTCATTACCCAAGTTCCAATCTTGCTCATATTCTTGACTCTCCATCATGGTGTCAGCTTCACTACGTAGGTCATCTCTGTCAACGGTAGCAATGTCGTCTTCAGTGTAAAAGAAGCAATCATTGCACATATCTAAATACTCACCACTCTCAGCAGATTTCCTTGTAGACTCAAAGTCCGATAAATTCTTGTTACACGCTACACATCTCATTACAGCCCCTCCTCCTTAACCTCATGCATCCTACCAGTTTTCTGGTCAAACAGCAACCCGCCAGCTGGCCCTGTAGTGCCGCAGAAGCGGTTCTTCAGTACCCTGACGTTGGTGGTGTTCCTCTCTATAGGGTCTTCAGCCTGACCATTCCTCTCTAGTCCTATCACCATGTCTGAGAGCTGTGCAATGGAGGCAGAGCCCCTGAGCTGTGACAGGCTACTAGCAGCGCCTTCCTCGTGGCCTTTGCCGTCTGGGCGCTTCAGGTGACTCACCATAAACAGTGTGATACCAGTCTCTTGAACCAGCATACGCAGCTTGGTGCATATCTCGTCCAGCGCCTTACGCTCATCACCATTGCTCTGTGCAGACACAACAATACTTACGTGGTCTAGGAACAGAAACTTGGTGTCCAGCGCCTTAGCCATGTAGCGGCAACGGGCTATGATGTTGTCAATGCTGGTAGAGCCGAAGTGATCGAACATAAACAGCCTCTGAGTGCCCATGGTAGACTCAAAAGCCTCCCAGCGTTCCTCTTCTGTGCTCTCTACGTCAGGTAGGTGCAGGGGCTTGTTAGCCGCTAGTGACATCAAAGACAGTGCAGTCTTACGTGCATTCTCTTCTAGGAACAGTAGGCCGATGTTCTGGTCTGACTCCTTCAGGATATGCCACACTATCTCTCTCACAAACTGTGACTTACCTAGCCCAGAGCCTGCTGTGATGGTGACTAGCTCTGCCTCTCTGATGCCGTAGGTTAGCTTGTTCAGGCTTTCCCACGGGTACATTACAGCAGACTTCTCTACAGGTCTGTTCACCTCATCCCAGAGACTAGCGCCGTTGATGATACCGTCAGGCACAAACTTCTCTGCTCCCCAGAAGGCAGCAATGTAGGCTTTGGAGTCATTAGCGGCTAGGTAGTCGCAAGCATCCTTGTACTGTGGTGGGTTCTTCATAATGGCTGACTTGCCACCAAACAGCTCTGCAATCTCTCGCGCTGCCTTCTGTCCAGGTTCATCAGAGTCCATAGAGATGACGATAGCGTCGAAGCTGTCTAACCACTCATAGGCTGCCTTACAGTCCTTCAGAGCGCCGCTAGCGCCGTTACTAACTGACACTACTGGGTACTTACTACCTTGCATCTGGTAGCTTGCAGCAGCGTCGTATTCGCCCTCAGTGATGGTGACATACTTGGCAGAGCCAGCAGAGAACAAGTGCTGTCCGAATAGTCCAGCGCCTTTCCAGTCTCCTACAATGCTGTGTTGCTTGTCTGGTAGACGTATTTTAGCCGCAATAGGCACTAAAGCATCGTCTGGGTTGTGGTAGCTGAAATAAGTCTTATCTGCTGTCTCTAGTATGCCGTAGTGCTTCGCTGTGGCTGTGGTGAGTCCTCTGGATAGAATGCTCTGATACTTGCCTGTGGTAAGCATGTTCTCTACAGCACTGAAGCTGGGCTTTGGTGTGGGCTGATCGTCCTGCGGTATCTCTACAGGTTGATAGCCTTCCTCAGTCTTTGTGTACTTGCCGCAGCTGTGGCAGTAGGTGCTAGTCTTGTTCACCTGTAGCGCATCACTACTACCGCAGTCTGGGCAGGGTTGATGGGTTGCTACACTCATTCGTAAACCTCCTCATAAACTCTACCGAAACTGACTAGACACAGCGGTAGATGCAGGATAACACCCTGAAAGGGCATAACCTCTATGCTCTCTGTGCTGGTGTTGTATACCCACACTGGCCTGCTATCTGGTAGCTCCAGATCAAAACCTACGCCTACTCTGTACTCTATTGTTAAATTGCGTCCTAGGATAACCATGCTGTTTTATGCTCCATATTTCTTGCTGTTATTCTGATCCTGCGCTTACATATTGGGCAGGGCTTTGTCCAGTCTGTCTGGTCTGGGTGTCTACAATAGTGGCTCCTCTCTTCAGGGATATTGTAGCCTCCCTTCACTTTAACAGGTTTACCCTCTAACACCAAACG